CCGCCGTTTGATGCCCAACGCAAAGCGTGCGCCAAGATCCAGCGTGTTGTTGAACTGATACTCAGCAGAGCTGAGGATGTCTCCTAGGAAGTCAAAGGACGTAATCGCGTCAAAGTCAGTAATCGAGGCATCGTCAATGTTCCTGTTGCCGTCAATCACCAGCGCATCAAGGTCGTCGCTATAGAAGCAATCAGTTTTTGTGCCTTGGAACGGTGGGGTGTCTTGGTCTTCTCTCCGCGTCTGAACGGGGATGCTGCCAACCGCATCAGGAAAGTCCACCAACACGCTGGTGGCGTTTGTGCTTTTGTTGCCTAAATCGTCCTCAAACTTGACCAGAATCTCACCTTCAACCAGGGGCACAATGGCTTCAGTTGAGTTGCCCGCAACAGCAGGGATTAAGTCAACAGAATTAGGCCACGTTGCCGATCCATCAGTCAGATTGCTGTGCTTAACGTGGACAAGACCGTTTACCTTTACATCAAGGTCAACAGTTTGATCCCAGCGCAGGCGAGCACTGTTGGCGCTGATTGGCTCGATCGACAGGTTCTGCACGTCAGCAGGCACAGCGGTCTTGCCGAGCAGCGTGAATGTTGCTGTTGCAGTTGCGCTTTGTTTGCCTAAATAGTTTTTGGCACGGATCTGAACAGTGAGAGTGCCAGCTCTCAACGTCCGCAAAGTCACAGACGGGTTTGAGGTATTTATCTCAGTAAAGTTGTCGTCATCTAGCCTGTACTTAACAAGAAACTCATTGACATTTACTCTGTCGTGCTGCCAACTCAGGTCAAAACCAGTGTGAACCGTCTGGCCTTCTTCATATAAAAACTCAGTGCCACTTAAACCTTCTGGCGCATTTGGCGTGCCGTTCAGGTTGCTGATGTCTCGCGTTGTTAGCTCAATGTCTTGTTCAACAGCTGCATAGACTGATGCGTTGTAAGCAACAGCAGTGACGCCCACAGTGCCATCGCCACCCTCAGCAACAGACACCACGCGGTATTGGTGCGATTGAATGTCGCTGGTTTGGATCAAGTAAATCGCTTGCGCCTGTGGTGCCTGGCTAAAAGCCTCGCTGACAGTGATTGCAGTGCCTGAGATGCTGCTGATTGTTTTTGTTTCAACCAAACCTGTTGGCAGCAGCACTGACAACGTCGGACTTGCTGCAAGATTCACAGACAGATCCGTGTCACTGTCAATCGTGACGACAGTTGTCGTTGCAGAGCTAACCCTGCCGCTGCGACGTGTGCCAGCACGCAAGGGATCAGCAATGTCAATCACAATGCCTGGAGTAACAGCAATGCCGGCATCAATAGAAACAGCGAAGCTGACTGTTTCTGACAGCAGCCTTTCGCTAGTCAGCAACCACTTGCCCAGCCTGTGCGCTTGGCCTTGGCTGTAGCAGCCGATTGCCTTTACGTCCTTATTAACGATGCCGTACTTTGCGACGGCCTCGTGATCCTCAACGTATTCATATTCAACTTCACCGAGCGTGTCATAGCTTTGCCACGCCACTGTGGCGCAGGTGTGTCGCGCCTTCTCAGCTGTGCCGGTGTAAGTGAACAAGCCATCAACAACATTGCTAGGGCCGAGCAGATATTGCGAATCAGCGGGCTTGTCTTGACGCAGAACAAGTGAACCAGCGCCGTAATAACTGATGCCCCTAAAAATGCTGGTTAGCTGCTGAATGACGTTGTAAACCTCGTCCCGAGTGTTGAGCAGCAGGTTGAGACTGAAGCGTGGCTCTTGCCCGCCTTTGCCATCACCAACAAGCTCGTTGCAGTATCTGCTGATTTCATAGAAGTCGAACAGGTCCAGTGATGCTTCTGGAACGCCGCACCCATAGCGGGTGTCTGTGAGCAGGTCGAAAAGACACCAGGCCGGGTCATTTGTCCACGTCGCCGCAGACAGCGTGCCGTCAAACAATCCTGAATAAGTGATGCGCCCCAGGTGTGTTGTGGTGTCAACAGTGCCGTTGCTGGGAATCCTGACCTTTGTGCCACGGATTAGATATTTGCGGCGTGGGATGTTTTGGAACTGCTTTGAGCTAAAACGCAGGGCAACCAACGCAGAGTTTGGATAAGCAAGTTTCTCTGTTTGGATTTCAGTGAAGCTAGTGAAAAAGGTGCTGCTGACTTTTTTGCTTGATGTATCGTCTGCACTAACTCTGACGACTCGCACATCAACAGGGAAACTGCCTGTGAGTGGCACTAAATAATCACGTTGATAACGGCTGCTGCTCTTGCCTGAGATAGTGTCAAAAACAACGTCGTTGTATCCGCCGCCGTCATACTGAATCTGAATTTTTATCTGAACCGAGTGGCCAAGGATGTCACCCTTATCAGTTATCTTTTGCAGACTCGGAAGTGAAATAGTTAAACGGATCCTGTCAATCTCACTGTTAGTGATTGTTCGGGTAACTGGCGCAGCCTTAGTTACTTCAACATTGACTGCACGCTCTGCCTGGATTCCACCTGTTGCATCAGGGATGTGAGACTGCCCCTGCGTTCCGTTGACTGAAGCAACTGCAAAATTGTCAAAGTTGAAGCTGCCGTCAGCGTTTTGCAGCGGAGTGTCTTCTAAAAAAATGCTTTTTGCGCCGTCATCAAACCCCTCAATCTCACCCTCACAAAGCAGGTCGAGAACGTTGGCAAACTGCTCGGAAGAAAGCGAATCATCTTGCTCAACAGGCGTGCGGCCACCACCGCCGCCACCTTTGCCGCCACCTGAGCCAAGAATTAGTTTTTCTTCGAGCATCAGCTTTTACGGCGGAGAAGAAAGGCCACGTTGAGATTTTCTTCGCTTTGATCGCTAGGAGAATGATCTACATCAAGACCGCTGCTGATCACAGCTGATCCAACGAAAAGCCGCCCATAGGCTATTGGCACCGCTAAGCCTTGCTGGCTGGTGTTGGTGATTCCGCTGAAGCTGAAGTTCTCAATCCTGTTTGCCTCTTTAAGTTCAAGCCCTGATGGAGGCGTAGGGGAGATGATCTGTGAGACGCCTGATAGAACCAAGCCAGCGCCAACAGCAGACAACGCTGTGCCGACAGTTGTCAGCGTTCCTGCCGCTGCGATTGGTCCGCCAAATGCGCCGAAAGCAGAGGCCCCAAACAAACCAGCGCCAGGGAACGCAAACGATGCGCCAATCAGCAAAGTCCCAACCAAAAGGCGCCCAAAACCACCACCGGCACCAGCAATCACAGGCGTGATACTGAAAACTTCACGCTCTGACCAAGGCAAGCCAAGCACGCTCATGTCAGCAGGTGTCGCCTCCTCTTTGCCAACTCTCACCCGATAAGCAACGCCGTCCTGCTCGCTATCAATGAGCCACTTGTCTAGGCCAGGAAAATTGACGCACAGGGCCTTGATCGCCTGGGCAGGCGTAGCCACGTTCAACTCAAACCGGCACTGGCCTAATCGCTCCCGCAGAGCGCCGTAGACCTTAACGACTTTCATGACGTATCGCCCGGTCTGTGGCCTTCAAATAATAGCCACCCAGTAAATCCCTAGAACTCAAACGGCCTTGCACATGATGCAAAATCTGCTGCTCGCCAAGGTAGATCGCAGCATGGTTCGGCACAGGTGATTGCAGGTTCATCAGCAGCAGGTCACCCCTTTGCAGCTGTTCAACCGGCACCCGTGAAAACCCTTCCTTAGAGAAATTCTCCACATACATGTTTTCCCCGTTGTGCCACCACTGATCCCGTCGGTAATAGTCCCTCAACGTGATGCCATATTCACGCTGAAAGAAGTCGCGCACCAACGTGTAGCAGTCCACAATCCCGTGGACAAACTCACGCCCGACATATTGCAGCTCAAAGCCCTCAGGTTCGCAGTAGCCCCAGCCCTCAGTTTTCGGGTTGACGATGAACCAAGGCAAGCCGGACTTTTCACAGGCAACACGGTCAGCCTCTGACGGCCTGGGGTTGGTTACTGGGTGACTGTGGACGATCGCCACAACCTCGCCTTTATCCTCCACCTCGTGCCAGCCATCAAGCACAAAATGTTCATCAGGTGTCTGGGCAATGTTTTGGCAAGGGAAGTAACGGCGCCTGCCCTTCACAACAGCGACTAGCCCGCAGGCTTCTTTTGGAAACTCATCTTTAGAGTGCTGCAGAATTTCCGCCTGCATGGTGGCAGTCAGCTTCATCGCGTCAGGCCCGCCCCAGGGAAGGATCCAAACGGCAGCGTTCCATTTTCTCCAAACCGCAGCTTGCAGGATGCAAGGCGTTTGCCGCACACATCAGCAGCCAACGTGCTGACGCTGTTGCCGTTCACGTCAAAGTAATTGCTGCCGGTGTAGCTGCACTCGCTGCTGCGGTAGATCCATTGGCAGGTGTTAGCCACAATCTGTCGCTTTGGCAGCTTCTGCCCTGCAAGGTCAAACTCACTGGCAAGCTCAAACGTGACAACGTCGCGGGTTTCTGTTGCCTTGCGGTTGATGCGCCAAATCTCCGTGGGAAACCTGGCGTTAGGGTCAGCCGTTGATTCACCGTCTAGGTAACGCTTTAGGGTGCGGATCCGCTTCACCGTTGCGCCTGTCAGATCGTTGCCCGTTGTTGTGGCGTTGACGAGCGCCAGCAGCGTGGTCATCTCCCCGCCCAGGTTGGCGATGCTTAGCGTTGGCTGCGGAAGCGTGCCGCCGGAGCGCATCTCAAAACCATCAGCCTGAACAGGGAAGCGTGTATAGGCGTTGCCATCAAACACGATATTGCCTGTCACGTTGGCATTGCTGCCAGCGTGAAACCGATAAACGTCAGAGCTGCCGTGCAGCGTGCTGTCTAGATGCAGCTCAAACAGCTCGATAATCGCGCTAGGCGCAAGAACAGAAACGTCCTCGTAAACGCTACTAATCGCAGTCCAGACAACACTGTTGTCAGTAATCGTGCTGCCGATGTCTGTCGGCCAGCTCGGCTCACTACCCGCAGAGGTTCCAGCTGTTGTGCAGCGAAACCACAGGCCGCTGTTTTGGCTCGCAGTGGCCCTGCGTATATCACCAACAGAAAAGGCTGTGCTGGCTGCCCAGGCTGCAACTGCTGTCATTACGGCTCAAAGACCTGACGGAATGTTGCATTGATTGTGGCGCGGTTCAGATATGGAATCGATTTACTCCAGCTCTCACAAACGAACTTGGATGCGCTGCCCTCGCCTGGCGGGGTGAAATCAAATGATGCTGAATCATCAGCACGGGCATCAAGGAAAGTTTCAATCGTGTCTGCATCAGTTTCAGAGACCTCAAAGGTCAGCTGATAAACCTTCGGGTTTTGATTGAGCCCATACTTGAGCCTTGCCTCGTAGCCATCTCCAAAACGAACACCTCTTGTCGCAGGACGGCTGCGTTTTTGAATGCCGTATGTAGGCGTAATTGAAGGGAAAGTAGCCATCAGACCGCAGCAAGAAGGCCGCCAGGCCGTTTCTGTTTCAGTAGTTCCTGTTGTACTGCCAACCCGATTGCCTTGCCAAGTTGGGCGCCTGAGCCGCTGCTGGCATCAGCTGAAGTTTCAGAGGCGTCAACGTTGACGGTGATCGTCGTGCTGCCCATGCCAACACCATTAGGGAGGATCGTCCCAGCACGGTCGGGGACAAACAGCTCAGGGCCACGCTCACCAACAACAGACGGGCGACCAACTGGCGGACGACCACCATTCGCAAAGCCAAGCAAGCCACCGAAAAGCCCTGGTCCAGGGAAAGCAGTTTTGAGAAGCGTGTTGACGCCGAGCTGCAATAGCTGCTTGCCAACCTGCTGCAACATGCCGCCTAGGGCTTGCGTGGCGTTTTGGGCGTTCATTAAAGCGTCAACAATTCCGGTGCTAATTGTTTGACCGATGCCGCCGAACAACTGTTCAAGGCGTTGTGTTTCTTCTTGCTGTCTCTTCAGTGCTTCTTCTGCAGCTTTATTTGCATTGTCAGCTTGTTGTTTCTGGTCTTTGTTTAATTGCAAAATTGATTGGGTCACTTGCTCTGTCCCATGTAGAGTTTCCAGACGATTTATCAATTGGTCTGTAAGCGTATCTCCTACGAGAGCACGATTCTCCTCTGCTTCAGCTATTTGAATTTTTAGCTTGAGCATATTTTTTTCTTGGGTAGTCAACCCCTGCGCAACTATTATCTGCCTGTTAATTCCTTGAATTGTTGCTTCTGCTTGCTCCCTTGCTCGCTCAGCAGGTGTTTGACCTTGTGCGCCTCCTCCTCTTCCTGACAACAAGGCTGGTGCTGCCGTTGCCCCGGTCAAAATTGGGGCAGTAACAGGGGCTTTAAGTGTTCCCCTCTTAAAACCCTCTTGCCTCATAAGATCTTCAAACCGCTCATTTCGCAACCGTTGAAACTCTTGGTTGTCTAATGCCCCGAACGCAAACCCAGTCGCCGGCAAACCTTGGCGACGACGTTGCATTTCTTCGGCTTCTTTACCGGCTTGCCTGAATAAACGTTGCTGCTCTTTTTGCGACAGGCCAACCTTGTTAGCCATTGCCGCTTGGTTCATCATTCTGACGATGCTGTTTGTCACAGACGTGGCATCGTCAAGTAAAGCCTTAAGCACGGGCGAAATTGTGTTGCCTATCGTCACCGCAATCCTTTCAATACCGTCAACAAGTGTCGAAAACTTGCCTGCGAGTGTTTCCGACTGGGCAATCGCACCGTTGGCATACTTGCCGCCAGTCTCAGTGATATTTTGCAGAGCCAAATTGACAGCATCTGCGCTGATCCTGCCTTGCTCTAAAGCTTTTCGGAACTCATCCGCAGTAAGCCCATACATTTTCTGCAGTTCGTCTTGGAGGCTCACGCCACGCTCTTGCAACTGCAAAAGTTCTTCCCCTTGCAGTCTTCCCTTCGCTTGGATTTGACCGAACGCCGTTGCGATGCCGCCAAGATCAGCTCCAGTTGCTCCAGCAACATCGGCTAATTGCTTTGTTACCTTAACGACCTGCTCAGTCTCAAACCCGAACGCTTTAAGCCGTTTTGCCGTTTCAATAAGCTCAGTACTGGTAAACGGTGTGACGGCACCAAACTGCTGCAGCTCGCTGATGATGTTGCGAGCGTTGCCTAGTGAGCCAGTCAGAACCTCAAGGCTCTTAGTTTGCCTCTCAAGTTCTGCCGTCTTGAAGATGACGAACTTGCCTGCTTGGAAA